CCGCTCAGTCATTGCAGCCATTTCGCGCTGCTGTTCGCGGGTCAACATCTGATTGGTTTTTTCTGAAAGTGCGGCAATTTGCGCCATCAGGCCAGCATTAGCCGCTTCTTTTGGATCGGCAGTCGCGGCGCTCTTGTTCCGCTCCAGGTAAATATCCGCCATGCTATCCAGGAATTTTGTAGCGGCGGCGGGATCGGTTCTTTCCAGCATATTCAGAAATTCGCGCTGGTTATTTACGACCATATGACGCAGCGAATTGAGCGCACCGGGAGCGGTCAGAAGATCATTTACTTTGTCTTTGGTAACGCCAGAGTCGCGGAGAATTCGGCCAATTTCTAGGGCATCAACATCTTCAAGGGCAAGCGCGGCTGCTGCTGAAGTATCTTCTTTGGATGTATCTACTGCGGCAGCGGCGGTATCTTCGGCGGCGGTTTGATCGTTAACTACTGAATCCCTGAGTGTTGCGTTGTCATCTGGCATATGCCGCTAAGGTTAAAGGACTTTCTCTCTTAGGGCTGTGGAGTTTGTGGCTAAGATTTTGAATTGATAATTCTGATACCTGCCACCAGCCACGCGGGATGCGCTGCACTCCGTCTAAATCTCCGCTGATTATGTAGCGGCGGATAGTTTCATCAGAGCAATTCAAACGCTTGGCTGCAATGGTTACAGAAACGAATTTCATTTATGCTGCGCTCCTCAATCGAAATGGAATCCCGTGTAAAGCACTGGATTATCTGGCAACGATGGGCCAGCATATAGTTGCCCCATTGACTCAATCCATCGCCGCTCATAAAAGGTTTTTATATTTTCCAATAATCGAGCGAGCAATTCCTCTGAAGTTCCATCCAGACAGTCTTCTCCACGCATCAACAATTCTCGCTTAAGCAAATTCTCCATAGTCATGTTTGCCTCTTTTGATGGTACTGGTTGCCATCTGATGGTTGTGGCCTATTCGGTTTGGCGGCTGCGCCTTTAACCGCTCTCTGCTGGCGTTGCACTGGATTTTTTGGCACTTGGCCCCCGCGCTTACCTGCTTGCTGGCCTTCCGGCTGCTTTCCGCCGCCCTGTAGCTGTCCACCTTGTCCGGGCTGGCCTTGAGGTTGCGGATTAACTTGTCCTGAAACTTGCTGCCCTGCTCCCGCTACCGATGCTTTGACCATCTCCATTTTCTGAATATTCATCATGTGGAGCTGCGCATGTTGCTGCACGATCTGCATTAATTGCGGGTCTTGCTGGCATTCATCTGTATTCCAGTATTGGGTGCAGATGTCTATGTGAACTTCATCATTTTCCATCAGCAAGGTGGGCTGAATTTGCTGATGTTTCTGCTTGAATATTTCAATTTCTTCCCACTGCTTTTTCTGATGGATGTAATTTGTGTCTAATTCCGTGGGCAAGTGGAAAAGCTGCATCATTTTCCGCTGTACGCGGGGATCTTGCGGATTCAAGGCCCCTGATGCTACCGCCTGACTCATTGCATCTTGCTGGGAAGGATCAATCGGCATTACCCGAGTTTTGATCCTGATCTTATCCAGCGCCAGAGCATCGCCCTTTAATTTCGAGAATTCCCATTTACCGTTGATTCCTTCGACTGCGCTGATTCGCTCATCCAGCCAGTTTTCAGCAGCCAACTTTAGAACCTGCATGGCCCATTGTTCATCTGCTGTTTTCCAGAGGGCAAGCTGCGGGAGAAGTGAATTGTCAGATTTAGCCGCGGCTGATTCTTGACCCCCGAATGTGTTCACTCCAGGTTCGTGCATTCCCATGGAAGTAGGAGATACGCGAGAATGAAATTGCATGTCCTGAAGATGCGAAGAGCGCCAGTCCCAAGTTTCTTTGGAGAGTGGCATACTTTCCAACTGCTTTACTGCATCTTCTACGCCTTTACCGTTGCTCTTGGCTTCAATGATGGTGGAGGGATCGTTAATTACCGCATTTTTGTCGATGCGCTGGGAATCAATCACCAGAAGAGGAGCAGAGTTATATCCCTGATTCCGGCTGATAAGGCGGTCGGTTTCATCCAGCTTTAATTGGCTGGGAATAATGTCATCATCTCCGTCACCCCAGAAGCGGCCCGGAACTGGAATGTAAACCCGATGCGTAATCGCGTCTTCAATCACTTCACCTTTGGCCTCTAAAAGCACGTCACCTGTTTTGGTGATCTTCATCCCATCGGGAAACTTTTTAATCAATTCTTTATCGAAAAAGTACTCAGACGGCCTGAGCCAAGCTTCAATCAAATGCTTCTTTCGCGCTGAAGTTGCGCGTTCATACCATGAGGCATATTGTGTAGGATCGCCGGGAAGATCGGCAAGCTGCTGAAGATAAATAAGCCCTAGGTCTCCACCTGTACTATATGCATCTCCACCGCCATCGCCCATGAATCCGCCTTCGGAAATATCAATATTGGGGAATGAGGCCTGGAGAGATAGACCGTCTACAATCCGGCTGCGCACCACAAAGGGCGCATGCCACAGATCAGGAACGGAACTGCGGACGTAGAATTCAAGCGGGTTACCGACTTCAGTAACAATCTCACCACGCGGGTATTTTACGCTTCCGGTTTGATTGGGAACGCTGGTTACGACTGGTGGGGTATGGCCCTGTATTGGAGCTCCACAAGCGGGGCAGAGAACGAAGTTGCCTTCCATCTCGCCGCAGTTCGGACACATTGATCCGCCATGAGAGAGGATGACATTAGAATCCTCATAGACTGGCGATGTCACATAACCATAACGCTGGTCTTTAGAGTAATAATTGACGCGGAAAGAATTTCCGAAAATCCTTAGATAGAGTGCTTCAATAACTCGGACGTCGTCATAATGGACGGTTTGCTTGATGACTTCAAGGGCTGTTTTCGCTGCTTTGGTTGCCGCTTGCGCTTCCGCGTCTTCATTTGAGGGTTGCGGCTCAATGATTGGCTCATTCTGGATGTAGGCCCGTACACCATGCAGAATTAGAGAACGATAATAATTGTTTGGAAAAGCATAATCGCCGGAATCTTGCTGCAAAACATCCCATGCGACACTGGCATCATTCCATTCTAATTCGTGGTATCCCTGAAAAATAAGGCAGTTTCTCATCCATTTTCTGGAAAACTGCAATTTTTCAAAACTTGCTTCTTTGTAAACCCTGTCCGCAAGCAGCTTGCATCTCTCCACAGCCGTTTCGGAGAATGGATACTGCGGTTGGATTTTCTGCGGACTCGGCTTCTCAGTGGCTTCCATGAGCGGCTTGATTGCGCCCTTGAAGAAGTCTTTTACGCTTCCGCCCAAGCCTGAGATGATACCGGATTGTCCGTTAGTTCCCATTTACTGTTTCGTTACCTGCTTAGGCGTATCACGCCATGCTCCCGGAATAGGTACAGTAATGCGGCGGCGGGGGATGGCCGTAAGAGGAGTTTTCGGTTCCAGCGCCTCCCGCTCATCCTCCATACTTTTTGGCGGAATCCCTTGCTGCACTAAAAAAGCCCTCATCCACTTCACTTGCATCTTGTGATTCAGCAGCAGAGCGGTTGCGCACACGCCCAAGAGACTGATTACCAGTAAGCACACGATCAATGTCATTTGCGTCCTCATCGGTTATGTCTTCGAACTCGCCGTACTTCCGGGGATTTTCTATTGGTAAATTCATCTGTGCCGACCTCCGCACACGTCACATTTAAATCTTTCCATGCCATTCACCGTTTCAACATACACCAATTCCAGGGAAGCGCGACCACAAAATGAGCAACGTTGCGATTGCCCGCTCTGGTACTGAGCAACTGGAATCTTTGGGAGATTGTCCAGTTCTGCTTTTTCAGCTTCAATATTTGGGGGCTGGGATGATGGGTTGTCCGGCATTCGCTTTACCTGTTTTCTTGGTTTTAATGGCCTTGATGGCAGCAGCCTTGGCAGTCTTTACGGGAGTGTTTGAGGGCTGATCGGGTTGAAATTCTTGCTTTCCAATTCCGCCAATATTCATTTTCCCACCAATTCTGGCCGCTGGATTTTCTGTTGCGCTAATTTCTGAATATCTTCCATCAATTCATTTTCTTTGAGCAGTCCAGCGGCGATCATTTTCCGTTCCATTGCTTCCACGGCCAGAGCCACTGAGGCTATATTGGCCTTAAGTTCCGCGTTCAATTTGTGGCTATAGAGCATTCAGAAAGTCCTCTTGAAATTCAGTCTTCCGGGCCTCTGGAATCTTCCATTGCCTTGGCCAGCCTTGGAATTCCACTGCTGCATTGTAAGTTGTTCTTTGATGGCTGGCGAGAACTTTTCCATCTTATCGCGGAATTTCTCTTCCGTTTTCCAGAATTCTTTGCTGATTGGCGAGAGCGCCGGATTGTCGTACTTTTTAGGAATTACTTCTTTTTGTGGAAATGGCCGGAACGTATGGACGGCATACCGGATGCCATCGGGCGAGTGGGAATGAGCATGCGCCGGTTCTTCCGTGAGTATCCCAGATGTGCCTTTTTTCCAATGATAACCGGGTATTTCTCGGCGGGTATTTACACATTCCGAACTTACAAAATAACGCGGCGAACCTTTCATGCCGGGGAAAAACGGATGCTCTAACCGGGGGTCAATGTGGAAATATTGGGCCATCTTAAAAAGCCCGGGCCTGATCTCCTTTTCCGCTTCAGTTCCGAAAATTCCGCATTCCGAAAGCTCAAGGGCGCATTGCCGATTTGAATAATCATAGGCGGCACCATAGATCTTACGACCGCCAATTTTCTCCAGCAACTCTTCAGCAATATCGCGCACCAACATGTTATTGCCATAGACTTCGCCATCCTGAAAGAGCATCCCATTCGGAGCCACAGCGATAATCGGAATAGCCCAAGGGTCAATATCCGAACCGATGTCAATTCCGATAATTACTGGCCATTCTTTTGGGGGTTTGTTTGAATTTCCGAAAAAGGCATATTTCTGCTTTGCATCCCAAACATGAGTTCTTTCTGAGAATTCCTTGTAAATCGCGTCCGAAAAGTCGGAAAATGATCCGTAAATGAATCTCTCGCGCCAGTCTTCCGGGTAGGTATCGAGCATTCCCTGGATATACGACTGGTCGAGAAACACATTTTCCATGGTGCTTGCTGCAATTCCAAGATTAGAAAGCTGTAATTCTGGCTTACGTTCGGGATCAAAGAAATGCCGCCAAATCCAGTCATGGCCGTTCGGGTTTGAAGCGGCCCGGAACACGCGATTCTTGGCAGTTTTGCGGCGTAACCGGCCCAGCAGAAGGAAGTACATTTCCTCGCTGGTTTCCGTGGCTTCATCCACATAAGCGCCGGAAAGGTTCATGGATTTGATATGGCCGCGTGACTTTGGGTCGGACGTATCCAGGTGCTTAAAAATTACTTCATGGCCATTCCAGAAGCGGCCAGTTTTCTTGGTGTCGTGCCA